CCCGATTCGTACTATCCGTAACATGTGGTCTAGCGCTAACCTTCACAGTCTTAACCGTTGCCACAAAGACTTCTTTCATCGTCACCGTAGCCTTCAGCCCGAAGCGAGTCGTGTAATCATCCGGCACGGCTATCGTCTCAATCAGCATGTTCTTAAATAACCCAAACTTCGTTGACATAACATCCATTCTGATCCTCTGACTCTGAAGCTGGGTAAGAACTTGAAACGCTGTTTGTGATCGCGAGCTGCCTTGCGAAAACTGTCCGGAAATAATACTTGTCATAACGTCAGACATTCCGATCTGCATTGTCAGCTCGACGGGATTCACATAGGCATGGTCACTGATTGCCGCTCCAGTTTCTACAGGATGGCTCGTTATGGTTAGTGACCGTGTATAGTTCGTTTGTAGCACGGCATCAAAAAAGTACCCGGCAATGTTTGTTTTTACGTAGACCTTTTGCTGAACCGCTTGAGTAGTAGCAGGATTTCCGGAAGTGTCAGCTAACGTTGTGAATTCTGGAGATTTAACTAAGGCGCTCTCGCCAGTCCCATCTTGATCTAGCTTAGTGTGCATGTAGCAAACATATTTCTTACCCGGACTTAAGCCTGTTATTTGGGAAGAATAATACTGCGTATTAGGCGTGTGAATATTTCGGCCGGAAAAAACTGGCGTGCTAAGATCAGACGTAGCGTAGCATAGAATATCCGCGTAGTTTGTATCAGCCCCGGTAGAAAACCACTGAAGAAAGGCTGAATCCTGGGTTATGCTATAGAACGAAAGGCCACTCGGAGGTGTTGACATTATCTGTTACCTCCTTGAAAATGTCGTATGAGCGCAGAAGTAGAAGTCCTGTTAACTGTTGTTGCTGTAGCCTCAGGATTAGATGCACCATAGATATGATATGTCTGTTTTACAGATAATTGAGACATATTAGACGTTGATGCTTGAGGATAAAGATAGCCCATGGCTCCTGCACCACCTAACGCTCCCGAGTCTCCGTATCCTTTAGCGGTCTGGAAGAGGCCCTTAGAGATGTCTCCAAACTCTTTGGGTATGGAGTTCATGAAAGCGACAAAGCCCTTCCTCAAAGAAGACCAGTCGACTGTAGATGCATCCGATGCTCCTGGTATGCTGTCTCTAAAGGAACTCCAATTGGGAGTAGTTACTCCTGGTATGACCCTAGAATCAGACGTATGACTTGGTCGGGGAGTCATAGCCTTCTTTAGTTTGTTATCCGCTTCATCCTTAGAATCAGTTTCGCCTCTAAGAGCGTTGCCGATTGGATTATCCAAGGCTTTAGATAGGCCCTTCTTGAATAATTCAGCGCCTTTTTCCATGTTGCTGAAATCACCTGTAGTCATCCCCTTGATCCCACCGGCTACGATTGTCACCAATCCTGCGATCTCCTCCAACGTACCAATAAAGACGTTCAGCGATGAAATAACTACCGAGGAAAGAAGGCCACTAAGACCGCCATCCTCACCTAGGGAATTGAGCAGTTCTCCAACAGCATCAATTAGCAGATAAACACTATCATAAGCTTCTCCAAGCGACTCCCCAAAGCTATCTAATGCGCCGCTATCGTTTAGTTGACCCCATAACTTTACTAACCAGCTCCATACATTTTCGACTCCATGCCAAAGAATTACGATCAAATCGTAGTTATCACTTAAGAATTTCTGAAATGTCTTTGACCGACCTGTTTTTTCTAACCATGCACCAAATTCCTTGGCGTGTTTAATAACCTCCAGTAAGTCCTTCTTGAACTTACCTATAGTGCCATCATCTTTCAAGCTTTCCTTAAACTTGTCTATCCATCTCCAAAGGTCATTAAATACCGAGCTCTTGCCACTCTTATCCTTTTCGAACGCCATGTAATCATCAACTAACAATAAGAGAGTCGTTAAACCAAGTATAAATGCACCAAACGGATTGCTTACCATTTTTATCAATGTAAAAGCCGTAAAAACCCCCGCAGCGGCCCCAATGCCATCCCGAATATACCACGCTGCCTTCCCTAACCTAACGGCCCAACTCGCGACTTCGGCAATTCGCTTACTCCATTCAGGCATCTTCTGTTGTATTTCGTCGTTGATCTTTCTCAGCCAATCCCGCGAGTCACCCAATGGGCCTGCGAGATACTTCGTTAAGTAGTACCCGATCCACTGCAATGCATATGTGCCTTCCAGTTTTAATCTCTGAAACTCGAATGTTATATCCCGAACACCCTGCATTTGCTTACTGTACTCATCCATTGGAACGCCCATATTCCGGGCTTGGCGGTTTAGTTCAAGGTATTTATCCATCAGCTCAGGACTTAGGTATAGATCATTCACACTAACCCCGAGCGCATCCAGTGAGGACTGGTATGCCTTTGCCGCATCCTTTGACATCCACATCTTACGTGCGAACATCTCGGTTTGTAGGTCAGCTTGTGCAAGACTTACGAGATACTTACCCAACGCGACATTTGCTGTTGCTACGAAGGAAACGACTGCTGTAGCGGCTTTAGAGAAGTTTTTGACACTCGAACTAGCGAAGCTGTCGACCGAAGACTCTGCTTTTTTCATAGCAGCTTGAGCCGCATTGAGGGAGGAGTTGTCGGTCTTAAATCCTAGTGAAACTAAGTAATCTTTTATTGTCTCGATCATCTACTGTTCCTCCCTCCCTGCTTCGTTTGCCCTTCGCTCATTCTCCGCCTTAACCGCTAACATTTCGTGTGCATCACATAGATCATCAAGTGTATATGTTCCGTCCCACGTCTGGTGTTGTTGCCACATATTTGCGATCACGGGGCCGAATAAAAATTCGTCTACATTTTCGCAGTGGACAACTTCGAACTTAGGAATCCCCCCAACATCCCAGCTAAGGGGCTTCCGGAGAAAAAACTTGACACATTAAACATCAGCGCATGAGCCACTAGCGAAAGGGTTGTTGCTGAATCGGTTTCCAGTCCGATTACTCCAAAACTTCCGTCCGGATTCATTACCCTCGTTGGCCCTGCAGGCAAGTTCTCTATGCATACCTGTAGGCACTTGTCGTGGATATAGTTAAAATCTGATTCAGACAAGGACGTTAAGCCTGATACTATGCTGGAGATATCGATGTCGTTCAGATCAAACGCTCCATCTTCCTTGGCTTGCATTTTTTTTAGGTCTAAACCCTTAAACATTGGAGCAATTAAGCCTGTTACCTTTACGAGCATATAACCTCCGGTTCTCGCGTCAAACTTCCTAATGACGAACTTCCGGTTCTTTATTTCCACTTCCTTGAAATCTTCGTAAGCTTTCATGGGTTCCTCCTTAAGTTATATCTCGTTGAATATCCGCAGCCATAAGAGACCAAGTTAAATTTTGACCCTGCGCCTGACGTGGGTTACTTGGCAACTTACTAAACGATACCCCCGTGCACGTTTCTAGTTCGCTCATCGCTAGGGTCCTGATGATAATTTTTATCTCAGCCCACTGGTCAGTGTCGGCTGTTTCTAGATAATTGTAGAGCTTGGTTAGCCATTGATGGAAGGTGGATGTCTGCTGAATAGCCATGGATATCGTTCCATTCCTAGCTTTAATTTTAGACACCATCACTCCCCCATCAGCGGCTACATCATGTATTGTTCGATCAGTGGTCATTTCTGTTGTTATTGATCCAAGTCCCTCTCCCGTGGCAACGAATTGGCCAAAACCAGGATGAGAAACAACTGTCGATACATCTGCAAAGCTATAAGGCTTGTACATTCAGGCAACCTCCTATCTACTCGTTTTAAGCATGCCTATCTATTAACATTTATCTGGATATTTACGAACTCGATAGCCCCGGCAAGCTTCACGCACACGTAAATCGGAGGAGCAATGCGGGAGGATCGATCACTTGCACTTTGACTACTAATCGTTTCGGCTAAAATAAGGTAGCCCTGCGAAATGGTGTCGCCCGTGTTTAAACCTAAGATCGAAGGAGCAGTCCAGACCCCAGGAGAAAGGAATCCTCTGTTTCTGGCTGCATTACATGGGCCTGTAATGGCTGAGATCAAGAGAGTTATGCCACCTTCGTTCTGTGGCACTTTGGCAATTCCGGCAAGCAAGTCCATAACCGCGAGCCGGATGTCATTTACGAGCATGTCGAGGTTAATAATTTCATCGAAATGCATGCCGTTAGCCATGATTCCCTGCTCAAACAGGTTGTACGTGTTGCCTCGATTGATATAGATGTTTCCGTTTTGGCCTTTAATGAGCGTTACTTGATTCTCCGTCAGAGCCTCGGGTATAACGCCTACTTCTGACTTATAAGCCAACGTATAGGCTGTATTAGCTAGTCCGGTGTTAGCGCCCATTGCATAACCCATGATTGACGCTGCAGCATCCGGAGAGGTTGAGTATTGGCCAATCGTGCGCTTATACTCCATTGCCTTAAGCTGAATCATGATACTTCCAGTTCCATCGGTATCTGCCGCTCCGTTGGCGGCCCCAATTTTAAGTGCAGCAGCGACATCGTTAGTTGCCCCGGCAATTACCCTGACTTTAGAGTTAAGTCCTACCGTTGCAGAGGTGATTATGTAAACACCGCCGGTGAAGGAAACGGTTACTGCAGCATAAATTCCACCCAAAGCTCGTATTGCAGTTTGCATAGCCGCGGCAATTAGTAGGCCTGTATTTAGTCCTGCTAAGGTTAACGTGACAGGATGATACGTCTCATCGCCATCAACCGCTATTTGGAAGGTTGTTGCGGTACCTAGACTGATATCAGTACTAGGGATAGATGCGCCTGTTTCATAGCCTGAAGTTAATGCTGTTCCAGCCAAGACATCAGCGTCGGCAGTAGTATAGAAGAAGACGGAACTTGGTTCAACCGCTTCAATGTACGGAGCTATGGACAGAATATCAGCTGTTACAGCTCCGCACAGATAACAGGCATACCAATCAGTATTCTTTACCCTACATGCCGTAATGGCTTCCAATACTGTCTCTGCACCGGTGTCATCCCATCTTCCGATTGCTAATTTTGTAGGTTTGGGATTTTGCGAGAAATACAGCGTTGCTGCCTTATATTCGGCTTCTGATGACAGAAATCCATCAGCAACCATTCCTTCAATACCTGTATATACCTTCACCCTGTCAGACGCCGTAATATGAGTGCTCGTGCCTACAATAAGCCCGAGGTTAAATCCATTACGAACGGTCGCCACTGGCGAAAGAACTACACTTATGTTAACTATGTCACTAAGTGGTAGCGTTGGCATCTATAGTCACTCCTTCCTCTGTTTTGATTTGGATGTTGACGCCTTGAAGCGTC